TGAAACTATCCGAAAGGGTAGTTTTTTGTTTTTCATATTATAGGAAGTATTTGCATTTTTTTTTGAAAAATTTGACAGCTTCATCGTATCTCGTTATACTTCAAAAAAGAAAAGAAAAAGAACCAAAAAGAAAAGAAACGAACCATTCTGCAAACTATTCTAATCTCTCTACGATCGTTTCTATTCGACATCTGTTAAAAAATACAAATGCAATCATCAAATTTAAAAAATGCAAACGAACCAATCGAAAAGCTCGAGACTGTCGAGACGATTGAAAATACACGATTGATACAAAATGCAAACGAGGTGCTTTGTCCTATTAACAAGCATTGTATCGTTTGTAATAGTGGAATGGCTCCCGAAGTTAATGCTATGCGCGCCGACGGCTCAACCTTAAGAGAAATCGCCGCTCATTGTACCGCCAAAGGTACCGAGATTGGCAAAATGGTTGTATCACGTCATTTCAATAGATACAATACACTTTTGCGCCATGAATCTTCATTTATTGCTTACGAGAATTTCAAGCGCGATGCTGAAACAATTGGAAAACATCAAACACAGACTTTGTTTCTGATGTCTTACGCTTTCAATGAGCTGTGCAAACGAATCCAAAATGGCACTTTACAAATCGGCATTGAAGAATATGAGAAGCTTACCAAATTGTACTATCAAGTATTGGAAGACCCTTCTCGTGGTGTTGCACCTGATATGATGGAGATCTATATGCGCGCCGTCAAAACGTATAAAATGCCCCCGCTCAATAATACATCTTTGCCATTTGAAGAAAGCAACGAGTAGTAGACTTTGTTTATTTCCGGTGCAGAAACGAGGCGCAGTGCAAGCGCACATCGTGCGCACTCAAATTGTGGTGGCGGAGCCACTCCAGCGCCCAGAGAATGAATGTCGTTCGAGCGTCTAACGTATTACTTATATAGGATATGAGGTGGCGCCAAAGCCAAGCCCGAAAGGGCGAGGCGAGGCGCAACGAAAGAAAGCTGTGAGTTGTCTTAGAGAAGAATGCACGGTACTCCGTGCGTTAAGATTGCATATTCTATGAATTGGGGTTTGGGGCACAGCCCCAGAATCGAAAAAATGAAATAAATAGCACAACTGCACCCAGACAGGTATTCTGGATGTCGCCTAAGTGTTTCTTATGCGACATGGGCAAAAAGTCAGTGCGCGCAAGCGCTCATTACCCATGTCGCATAAGACACACTTTGGCGAGTGTATTATAGTTGCCGAGTACGGCAACTATAATACACGGACATCCTCTGTCTGCTGGTGCAATAAAAAAAGAATAAACAGGGGGTGGGCGGGGCCCCGCCCCCTGTATTCTTTTTTTTTGTTCCTTATTTTTTTTCGAGTAATAAAAGCGTGCGTAGCACTCAATCAAACAGTGCGGGACGCACACCGATTTTGTTTGCTTTTTTAAAGCAAGATAAGAAAGAGAGCACCATTCCTTTTATTCATTTTTGAGCTCATCCATTGCTCAAAAATGAATGCTCTTTTTGCATGGTGCGGAAATCTCCGATAAGTGCGGGGTATGCCACGCTCCAAATAGCTTCCTTGCGCTTTATTCGTTGATGTGTTCTTTGTGCTTCAATAGACTTACAAAAGGTGTCGCAATAAATGTCGCAGAAAAATGAGACTCGTGATACCGAGCAAAAATCTTCGCTAAGGGGGCTCTGTAAATTCAAGAGAAAAATGAGACTCGTGATACCGAGCAAAAATCTTCGAGCATGCAAGGCACTACAAGAGGCGTGTGCTATCAATTACAGTAGACTCCCCGAAAGTTGTGCTACAATAAAACTATGAATGAGCAAATTGCCTTGATGATAAAATTCGCGTGTGATGAAATTACTACCCATAGAAACTGGGAGCCTTTCGAGGATTTGGTTTTGGGATTGCCGCAAGAGACTAGAGCGCATGCAGGACAGCTTGAGTTTTTGCAGAAATCCATACACCGAGAAAATGGACTACACCCTGGCAATGGTTGGGGCAAAACCTCTGTACTTGCAAAGAAGCATTTATATTTCATACTCAAGCACTATTCCGACGGTGCCAAATACAAGACTCTCAATGTTGCTATCACCCAAGACCAGTCTGAGCTTGTGCAAGACGAAATTATTGCGCTTTGTCAAAAGTCTCCAATTTTGCGAGGTTGGTTTATTCCTGATAATGGTGGTAGTGTAAAGTTTCCGCACGCCAAGATTAAGTATTCTCATGGTGCCGTCACTGAGTTCAAGACTACGAAAAAGAAAGGTGAGTCGATTGAGGGCAAACAGTATGGCTATATTTCCGCTGATGAAATAGCGCTCGAGTTGTATCTTGAGTTCATCCGAGAAAAGATATTGTTGCCACGTCTGCGCGCATGGACAGATTCACAGATTGATTATAGTGCAACGCCAAAGGGATATACTGCGTTTTACCGTATCTTACAGAGTATCAAGCAAGCTGGCGGATATGTGCGAGGTGGTTGCAGTTATGAGAACCCGCATATCGACCATACTTTGCTTGATTACTTCAAGCTGACGTGGACACCCGAGAAATTTCAACAGATCATTAATGGTATGTTTATTGAGACAAGTGAGATGATGTTTGCCTCTCGTGTATCTCGTTTATTTGATGATTCCCTTGACTTTGAGGAGGTTTATAGTGGTGAGCAATACATCGAAGGGTGGGACTTAGCACGAGGGCGTAAGAAGGGCTCTGACTTTACTGTGGGTTATAGACTCAAGCAAGCTAATCCGTATGTGGTTGTGAAGCGCTGGGGTTTCCAGTTGCCATGGACAGAGAAGGAGCGTGACAATATCAACAACGAGCAAGGGCGTATCGTTGAGCGCTCAAGTGTAGAGCGTGAGATACGCAATGCCCAACTGGCAAGTGGTGCTGATGTATATGTAGATAGCACAGGAGTTGGCGACACTCTGTATGGTATGGTTATGGATATAGCAAAGCCTATTGACTTTAGAGGTGGGCGCAAGGATGAGTTGCTCGACCACTTGCAAGCAGTCATTGACGCTGACCTTATCAAGTGTCCCTTTATACCACAGCTTGCAGAGCAGATGACTATGTATCAACGTGATGACAAGCTCATTGCCACTGATGACCTTATGTCCTTAGCCATTGCATGTACTGCTATAGACGTACATCGTACTATGCCAATCTCTTTGCTTGATGTTGATGTGTTTGCGCGTCCGAGTTTTTCTAACATGAAGCGAAAACAATTTATGTTAGTGCGCTAAATACGGTAAACGTAGAAAAAAATTTGCGCTCAAAAAAAAGTGTGGTATACTTTCGTTATAAAAAAAAGTCCAAAAAAAATATGGCTGAAAATAAAGAGATTCTATCTGCCGATAAAGCCAATATCATCCTTGATGATTTTTTGGTATCCACAAAGCCTAATCAAACAACTCGTTCTCAACAATTCGCAAAATATCAACGTTTCATTTTAGACAATGAGCAATGGGACGGCATAGACGAACCGAAACTTGGTGACCCGAAAGTGACGCTCAATGAGTCCGAAACATACATCGACACATACTTGTCAAAACTTTTTCCTCGAAATCCTGAAACTGGTGCGCTCGAGGTTGGTGTTCGTGTTCGTGGTGCCGACAAAGAAAAAAATGAAACAACTATTCTTCATACTTATCGAGAGCAGAAACTTCCTGCTATTTTACTTGAGCAATCCCAAAACTTTTTGATCGGTGGCGACGCCTGTATCTATTATCCCCAAAATGCAACGACGCTTAAAGCGGATATTATATCCCTTGACCCGACTCGTTGCTATTTCACGTTTAACGGTTCCGAATTGGAGCAGTTTGCTTTCGAAGATGAAATTTCTGTTTCGGATATTCCGAGCAATTCATCCTCTTTTTCGTGGATGATTGAAGCCGTCAAAAAATTTCTTGGTGCAGATTCTTCACCATATAAAAAAGTTACTCGTTTGACTTACTGGTCGAATGAATACCAAATTATCCGAATTGATAAAGAAGTGCGAATATTCAAAAATGAGTTTGGTTTTATTCCTTCCTCATGGATTCCTAACCGTCCGAAAGCTCACACTTTCGAGGGACGCAGTGAAGCAAAAACATTGTATGCTTTGGAGCAACATAATAATCGTCTCGAAAGTGATATTGCGAAACGTGTGCATGATAATACAAACTCACCTCTTTTGCTATCTACCGACCGAGACGCAAGCAAGCTTGAAAAGTCTATGCTCGATACTGGTATTTTGCCGATTGAAAAAGGTGGAAGTGGCGACTTTCTTGCTCATCCCGAAGCTCCCGAGCTTCTTAAATTTGCTGACCATATTTCATCGAAAATGGATAAGAAAATGGCAATCAATGAGGCGGTCAATGGCGCCGTCAAATCCAATGTCTCAAGTCTTTCAATGCTCTATTATTTTTCTCCGCTTCTCGATCGGATTGCTCTCAAGCGTGTTTATTGGGACCAATTTTTTCGCGACC